TGCTGCTTTAGGTGGAAATAATGCTGTGATTTCTATTGTTGAAATGGGTGCGTAGTGGCAAAGCAAAAGTTCACTTCTTTTACTCCAAGAGATAAACCACCAAAATTAGGTAAGCACAAAAAGTCATTGAACAAATCAGAAAAAAGACAAATGAAACTTACTAGATATAAAGGTCAAGGTCGTTAATGAGAAAAATTAGTCAAGAAACAGACAAGCATATAACTGAAACTTTTTTAGATAATGGTAATGATGGTATTGTTCAAAAAAGATCACTTGAAATTGGATCAATTATAGAAAGTAATAAAAAATTATATAATCAAAATGATGGTTATAGTCCTGATAAGGGCTTAAAAAGAATTGCATCAATACCAGTAATTATTCTTGAGGTGTGGTGTAAAGAATATCACAAAGATCAAAACAAAGGTAATTGGTTTGCATTACCACAAGAAATTCAAAAGAAAATTTTAAGAGAAAAATTAAACAGTTCTGATTTTAGATATTTTAGAACATCTGAAGGTAAATTTTAATGGCACTAACAACATATACAGAATTAAAAACATCACTTGCTAACTGGTTAAACAGATCAGATTTAACAACTGAAATAGGTGATGACTTTATTAAATTAACTGAAGCTGATTTTAATTCTAAATTAAGAGTTAGAGCTATGATAACTCAAGTTAATATAACTGTTGACGGAGAAACAGCATCTTTACCAACTGACTTTTTACAAATTAGAGATTTTTATATTTTAAGTGGTCAAACAAAAGTCCCATTAGTTTATACAACACCAGCATCTATGGACACAACCAATGGCACATCAACTTCTGGTTTGCCAACTACATACACAATTTTAGGAGATACAATAAGATTTTCTCCAAAACCAGATGCAACTTATACAGCAGTAATGAATTACTATAAAAAATTTTCTGCTTTAAGTTCATCTGTTGCAACAAATTATATTTTAGCATCTCACCCAGCTATATATTTATATGGCTCATTATTTCATGCAGCTAACTTTTTAGGTGGTATCAATCCACAACAAGTTCAAACATGGCAACAAATGTATGCAACAGCTATGGAACGATTAGAGTTAAACGATAGAGAAGATGAGTATAATGGAAGTCCGTTACAAGTAAGAACTGTGACTTCAGTAGCTTCTCCATTTATTTCAAATTTATAATAGGAAACAAAAATGCAATTACCTTTTGGCGAATGGCTACCAGATCAACCAGAACATTTAAATCCTGGATCAACTGTAGCAACTAATGTTTATTTTGCAGCAACTTCATACAAGCCTGTAAAGGGTTTAGTTCCATATACAGGAACTTCAAACATAACAAAAAATGCTAAAGGAGCTGGTTCTTTCAGAGATAACAACAACACAGTTTTTACATTTGTAGCTACTAGAGATACTATTTATCAATTAGCTGGTGGTGTTTTTACAGATAAAGGTGCTGGAGGAAAATTTTTAAATAATTCTTTTGCAACTTGCACAATTACAGTTTCTGATTATGCAAATATTGGAACTGTGGGTAAAAATGTTACTTAAGAACAAATGATGACTCAACTGTTACTTTTAATTCAGTTCAAGGAACTCCATCTGCAAATCAATTTAATGTAACAGGCAGCAATTCTACAACAGCTACAAACATAAAAAATTCTATTAATGCTAATGCAAATTTTTCAGCGACAGTAACAGATGCAGTTGTAACAGTTACAAGAGCAACAATAGGTAGAAACAATTTAGTTAATGCTTCAAGTGATACTGCAAGATTAACAACTACAGATTTTTTAGGTGGAACTCCATTGTTAGGATCAGATACTGATTTTGTAACCTTTACTCAATTTGGAAACCATGTAATTGCAACGAATGGTGTGAACGCACCTCAATATTTTTTAATGGGTACTTCATCAACATTTGTTGATTTACAAACATTAGTTACAGCATCAGGATCTGGAACTGTACCTTCAAAATTTAGAACAAGTGGTGTCATAAGAGATTTTTTAGTAACAGGCAATATAGAAAATGCAAAAAATAGAGTTGCATGGTCAGGTATTAATGACATTTCAACTTGGGAAGCTGGTGTTAGTTCATCAGATTTTCAAGATTTACCAGGAGCTGGTGGTGAAGTCGTAGCCATAACAAGTGGTGAAATTGGTTATGTTTTTAGACAGGATCAAATTGTGCGTCTTGATTTTGTGGGTGGGAACGTAATATTTCGATTCTCCGTAATTTCGCCAAATAGAGGAGCTGTCTTTGGACAAACAGTTTGCCAAGACAACAGACAAGTTTTCTTTTACGCATCTGATGGTTTTTTTCAAATCAATGGAGATGAAGTAACACCTATTGGTGCAGAAAAAGTAAATAGATTTTTTGATGCTGATTTAAACAAAGCATATACAGATAGAATATCTGCTGCTGTTGATCCATTTAATACTTTGGCAATTTGGTTATACCCAAGTAAAGATAATCCAAATGTTACAGGACTTTGCGACAAACTTTTAATATACAATTATGTAACTCAAAAATGGTCAATTGCGAAAGTTAAAGCATCTCAAATTTTTAAACAATTTATTGTAGTAGATACAGTAGAGTTAATGGATATTATTTCTGCCGACTTAGATCAAATTAATATTTCATTAGATACTTCTTTTTGGACTAATGGACATTTGTATTTAGGTGGAATTGATGAAAATTTTAAAGCTGCAATATTTTCTGGAAAAAATTTAGAAGCTGAAATTGAAACAAAAGAAACAGAATTGTTTCCTGGTAAAAGAGCAAATATTACAAATGTTAGACCTATTGTTGACGCAATATCAAATGTAACTATTAAAACTAGAGATAAATTAGCAGACGCAGTTACTACATCACCCTCAAGTCCAATGAATGATACTGGTATTAATCCAGTACGACAATCTGGTAGATATTTTAGAGCTAATGTAAAAATACCAGCAGAAACTATTTGGAGTGATGCACAAGGAATAGATTTAACAGCAGTTCCAGGAGGAGATAGATGAGTGATAAAATTGACATTGATAATGTTCGTTACTCAATTGAAACAAAAGAATTTTTTCAAAGACAAATTGAAGAAGCAGTAAATACATTAATTAACAAAAATAATACTGAAAGCGATAAAGCCTTTAGTTGGTTTATGAATTAGGAGCAACATGACAACAAATATTAAAGACTATTCAACAACACAAGCAAGTAACATTTCTTTAAATGGAATCGATTGTGACGAAGGAATGTTGCCTTCTTCGCTAAATAATTCTATTAGGGCTTTGATGAAGAATACTAGAGATTGGTTTAATGATAGCCAATGGATAGAATATGGTGATGGATCTGGTGCTGCAACTGTTGCTTATGCTTCAAGTACAAGTTTTACAATAGCTGGAGCTGATGTTACTTCTATTTATCATGTTGGAAGAAGGGTTAAAATTATAGGTGCAACACCTGGAACAATCTTTGGAAGAATTTCAGCAGTTACTTTTTCAACTAATACAACAGTAACAGTAGTTTTTGATAGTGGTTCATTATCAAATGAAGCAATCAATGTTTATATTGGTGCTTTAACTAAAACAAATACTTCTATACCTTTTGAAATTATAACCACAGCTTCTTTAGCTGATGGTTCAGTTACTGCTGTTAAACTTGCAGCAAATTCAGTTACGACTGATAAAATTCTAAATGCTAATGTAACTCTTGCAAAATTAGCATCAGATTCTGTTGATGGATCAAAGATAGCTGATGACTCAATAAATTCTGAACACTATGTTGATGGTTCAATTGATACTCAGCACATAGCTGATTCTCAAATAACTCTTGCTAAAATGGCAAGTAACTCAGTTAACTCAGCAAAAATTGTAAATGACTCAATTGTTAATGCAGATATTAATTCTAGTGCTGCAATTTCTTTATCCAAATTAGAAAATCTTACAACTGCAAGAGCTTTAGTATCTGATGGTAACGGAGATGTATCTGTTAGTGCTGTTACTTCAACTGAAATAGGTCATCTTGATGGGGTTACAAGTGCTATACAAACACAAATAGATTCTAAGCAACCAACTATAACTGGATCAGCTACAACAATTGATACAGAAAGTTTAACAGCTGATAGAGCAGTAATTTCTAATGGCTCACAAAAAATTGCAGTATCAGACGTAACATCAACTGAGTTAGGTTATTTAGATGGTGTTACAAGTGCAGTACAAACACAAATAGATTCAAAACAAGCTACAATTACTGGTGCAGCAACTACTATTGATACAGAAAATTTAACTGCTTCAAGAGCTTTAACATCAAATGGATCTGGTAAAGTAGAAGTTAGTGATGTTACATCTACAGAGCTTGGCTTTCTTGATGGAGTGTCATCTGCAATCCAAACTCAACTAGATGCCAAACAATCTAATAATGCAAATTTAACTGCTATTGGTAATTTAGCAAGAACAGATGGAAATTTAATTGTTGGAAATGGATCAACTTGGGTAGCTGAAAATGGATCTACTGCTAGAACTTCTTTAGGACTAGGTTCTGTTGCAACACAAGCAGCAAACAATGTTTCTATATCTGGTGGTTCAGTTACAGGTTTAGGTGAGCCATCAAACAATGCAGATGCTGCTACTAAATCTTATGTTGACCAAGCAGTTGCTGGTTTAAGAACAAGACTTATTGCAGAGTGTGCTTCAACAGGAAATGTTAATATATCAAATGCACTAGAAGCTGGTGATGCAATAGATGGTGTTACACTTGTTGCTGGAGATAGAGTTTTATTAAAAAGTCAGAGTACAGCAACAGAAAATGGATTATATATTGCAGTAGCAAATGGAGCTGGTGCAGCATCAAGAGATCCAGAACATGATACTATTGCAGAATTATCTGGTGGAATGATTGTAGTTAATCAAGGTAGTGTTAATAATGATAAAATATTTTTATGTACTACAGATTCTAATGGATCAATAGGNTCAACATCAATCAGTTATACACAAGTAACACCAAACAATTCAGGAACAGTAACTTCTATTGCAACTGGCACAGGAATANATGGTGGAACTATTACNTCTACTGGAACACTTTCAATTGANTCAACTGTTGCTACACTTTCTGGAACACAAACTTTAACAAATAAAACTTTAAACTCACCAAAAGTAAATGAAAATGTAGCTGTAACGTCAACTGCAACAGAGCTAAACATATTAGATGGTGTTACATCAACTACTTCCGAACTAAACATTTTAGATGGGGTTACATCTACTGCATCAGAGTTAAATATATTAGATGGTGTTACATCTACTACAGAAGAATTAAATATACTTGATGGTGTTACATCAACTGCTAGTGAGTTAAACATTTTAGACGGAGTAACCTCAACCACTTCTGAACTTAATATCCTTGATGGAGCAACAGTTGTTGTAGGTGAAATAAATTCTTTAGATTTAGGATCTACTGCAATTGGTAATGCTATAGCTAGTAAGGCAGTAGTTTTAGATAGTAATAAAGATTATACTGGTTTAAGAAATGTTACTTTATCTGGAGAGCTAGATACTGGATCTTTAGATGTATCTGGAAATGCAGATATAGATGGTACTTTAGAAACAGATGCTTTATCTATAAATGGCACAACTGTAACTTCAACTGCAACAGAATTAAATAAATTAGACGCATTAGCTAGGGGTAAAATTATATACGGAAATGCTAGTGGTGCTACAGCTCTTTTATCTCCAGGTTCAGATGGTCAAGTATTAACTTCTGATGGAACAGATATAGCTTGGGAATCAAGTCCAGCTGCTGCAATTACTTCTACTGCTAATGGAGTAAATAATAGAATAGCAACTTATAGTGATGCAGATAGTTTAAACGGAGAAGCAAATTTAATTTTTGATGGATCAACACTTACTTTATCTGGAGAGTTAAATGCTGGATCTTTAGATATTTCTGGTAATGTTGATGTTGATGGAACACTAGAAACAGATGCTCTTTCAATAGCAAGTACAACAGTTACATCTACAGCAGCAGAATTAAACATATTAGATGGTGTCACATCTTCAACTGCTGAATTAAATATTTTAGACGGAGTTACTTCCACAGCTTCTGAATTAAATATCTTAGATGGTGTCACATCTACAGCTTCTGAATTAAACATTCTTGATGGAGTTACTTCTACAACAGCAGAACTTAATATTTTAGATGGTGTAACATCAACAACAGCAGAACTTAATATATTAGATGGAGTAACGTCTACAGCTTCGGAACTTAACATTCTTGATGGAGTAACTTCTACTGCTGCTGAAATTAATAAATTAGATGCTGTAAGCAGAGGAAGTATTATTTATGGTAACTCAAGTGCAGCTACAGCAATTTTAACTAAAGGTAGTGCTGGTACAGTATTAACATCTGACGGAACAGATATATCTTGGCAATCAAACGGATCTGGTGATGTAACTCTTAACGGAACACAGACTTTAACAAACAAAACAATTACAGCATCTAATAATACTATTGGTTTAGATCCTTTAAATATTGATGGTGGAACTGATATTGGTGCAGACTTAACTACATCTGATTTAATTATTGTAGATGATGGTGCAAATGGAACAAACAGAAAAGCAGCATTATCAAGAATGATAACTTTAGTACAAGAAAATATAGACGATCCAACAGCTCTTGCGATTGCATTGGGTTAAATTAATAACAAGGAGAAAATAAGAAATGGCAAACACATTTAAGACAGTAACATTTGCAGCAGAACCAGCTAGTGCTGGAACTCCGTATGTTATGTACACAGCAGCATCTAGCACAACAACAGTTGTATTAGGATTGGTACTAGCAAATATTCACACAACTGCTGTTACAGCAGATGTTCAGTTAGTTAGTGATACATCAAATAGAAATGGTGCAAACAATGTTGCAAATGGAACATCACAATTAATTAAAGATGTAACAATTCCATCTGGAAGTTCNTTAGAACTTTTATCTGGTGGAAAAGTTGTANTAGAAGCAACTGATGCAATTAAAATTGATTGTTCAGTAGCAGANAAACTTTCTGGAACATTATCAATAATGGAAATTACATAGGATTAATTTATGAGTTATATAGGTAAAACACCAGCATCAGCAGCATTAACAAGTTCTGATATTTCTGATGGAATTATTACATCATCTAAAATAGCAAATGGAGGAGTTGAAACTGTTGACATAGCAGATGCCAATGTTACTGCTGCTAAACTTGCTAGTGGTACAGTACAAAACCAATCAGCATTTAAAAACATCATCATCAATGGTGATATGAGCTTGGCTCAAAGAGGAACTTCAAGTAGTTCAAACACAACTGGTGGATATGTTACTTGTGATAGATGGTTAGCAGATATAGATACACAAGGAACATGGACACTCTCTCAATCAACAGATGTTCCAACTGGTCAAGGTTTTGCTAATTCTTTTAAATATGATTGTACAACTGCTGACGCTTCTCCAGCTGCTGGTGATAAAATAAATTTACAACAAAGATTAGAAGGTCAAATGTTACAATATTTAAAAAAAGGAACTTCATCTGCTGAAAGTACAACTCTTTCATTTTGGGTAAAAAGTAATAAAACTGGAACTTATATTTGTGAATTACAAGATTTGGATAATACTAGACAAATTTCAAAATCATATACAATTTCATCAGCTAATACTTGGGAAAAGAAAACTATAACTTTTGCTGGAGATACTACTGGTGCATTTGGAAATGATAATGCAAGAAGTTTAGATGTTATTTGGTATTTAGGTGCTGGGAGTAATTTAACATCTGGTACTTTAAACACATCTTGGGGTAGTAGAACAAATGCTAATAGAGCAGTAGGTCAAGTCAACCTTGCAGATAGCACATCAAACGATTGGTATATTGCAGGAGTACAATTAGAAACTGGAACATCAGCATCTGATTTTGAGTTCTTGCCACATGATGTGAATTTAGGAAGATGCCAAAGATATTATCAAAAAACTTTTGAGTATAGTCAAGCACCTGTTGATAATGCTCAAAAATTTGAATATCACTTTATTGAACCTTATTCTGGAGGAAGTATTTCTGGATTAATTTCATATTTTTCAGTAGAAATGAGAGTACAACCCACAGTTACAATTTATACAACTGGTCAATCTGCAAATGGAACAGGTAAAGTAACACTTTACAATGGTGGTTGGGGAAATGCAACTGCATCTGTGCAAGGTGGTTCTACTACAAAATGTGTTCATTTTGATACTGCTCTTAGTGGTACAAAATTAGCTCAATTTAACTATGAGGCATCATCAGAACTATGATTATAAGTGTAAAAAAAAATTATGACATAATGACAGGACAATTTAGTTGTTATGAAATTGTTAAAGATGGAAAAACAAGTCATGTTCCACTAGACGAAGCAAACACAGATTACCAAGCAATTCAAGAATGGATAGCAGATGGTGGAACAGTAATAGATAATGGAGGTGGCGAATAATGTCATATATA